CCACTGCCCGCATGACACTGCCCCGCGCCCGGTCACTGAGACCATGATAATCATCCACGAACGCCTCATCCGCATATTGATCACCCAAGAACTCTTCGAAATCATATTGATCACCAGACCAGGAGAAGCCCTGGCCCGCGTAATCACGCTGGATGGCCTGGGATATGGCATTGGCCACGACCCGGGCTGGGCTGGCCGTAGTCTGTTCGTTCATGGCTTGCTCTTTTACTTTCTTTTTCTTGCGATCCGGCGTCCAGGCCGTGCGATCTGCTTTGCGAGCCTTGGCCGTCACGCGTTCCTGTCGCGGGCGGTCCGCGGTGTACTTCTTGGGACGACCACGGCCACGCTTCTCACCTGCGGGAGGTTCGTCGCCCAATTCATCGGGATCCAGCTCGCCACGACGCATCTTTTTCAGGCGCTCGAGGTCACGGTCTAGTTTTTCTATTTCACCACGAGCCTCGGGATCTCGCATCACTGACGGCGCGAACTTTTTACGGAAAGCGGTCTTCTCATCATCAGCGTCGGGTCGGGGGAAAAACGGCTTGTCTTTGCCTTCCTTGCGCTCGGACAAGAGATGTTCCAAGAGTTCATGAGCCAAGATGCGATCGTCCGTGAACGCGCGCTGCACTCCCTGATCTGATTCTACGCACACTTCGTATTCATCATATTCTCGATCGTGACGGATCATGGCGCGCACGCCATCCTGGTCGATCTCATGGATCACGCGCAGGCTCTCTTTCACGGGTCGCCGGCCACCAAAATACTTGGCCTGTTTGGCCGACATGCCTTTTTTGGCGCCGGTCCCGGGTTTCGCGGATTTCGCGGTCTGGCCTTTGCCGAGATCCTTGGCACCTTTGCCATCTTGTGCGTAGTCCGGGATGCCGTCTTTGTTGGCGTCGGGCATCTTGGCTTCTTTCACGGGCTCCATGTCACCGTCGCCGTCAAGATCGGCCTGTTTCTTGCCAGCCGCCCGGGCTTTCATCAGTTCTCCTGTGAACCGGTTGCCTTCTTCTACATCATCTTCTTTCACGGCGCGACCTTCGGTCAGTGTGTGCCGATCATCAACAGAGTTGAATCTGGACAGTATGTCGTACATGTTTTCCATTTTTATCTTCCTCGGGTCTTGAAGCCCACTCCGGGGCGGGGTGGTCGTTTGACCGTGGTCATGGGGCTCCTGACCCCTTGTGGTAAATCGTTCGTGGTCTCGGCTGGCGGGGTACGGCCACCGGCCACGGTCCAGGTGGCGTCCTGGGCCGAGTTACGCACCACGGCCTTGTCTCGTCCCACAGCAGCATAGTCCCGCTTGAGTTCGCGCTGCTGCCGTGTGTCCGCGGGATATTCGGGATTGGTCAAGAGATCCTTTTGCTGCTCGATACCCAAGAGTTCCTGATCCATGCCCATGGCATAATCTCTCTGGGTCATGCAGATGCGATCTGGATCCAGGCCCTGCAGCCGGGCCACTTGCCGTATCTGTTCATCCGTGGCCGGGTAGCGGAAGCTCACGTCCATGATGTTCACGCGCTCGTTGGGGAAAGCGGGAAAATCCGGGATTGAGCTCAAGACCGGGGTGGTCTTGACTTCACCAATCTCGGTGGGATCAAATCTTTTCAGTTGCTCCCGGAACTGCCGGGAGAACTCAGCGGGCACTTCGCCCACGATCCTGATGCGATAATCGTGTGTGCGGGTGCTCTCGGCTAGATAGTCATGGAATGTTTTCATGTCAATGGTCCTGTCATCTATTTATCCGTCGGGGCACTTTCTTGATCGCGCTGCAGCAGGGTACGCAGGAGATCGTTGCGGTTCAGCACGCGGCCTTCCGCCGTGGGCGTGATGTTTTTTGAGTCCTCGGTCTGGTCCAGTCGCGCTTTTTTCAGCTGCAGATCGATCATCTTCAGCTTCTTGTTCATCTTGGCGGTCTTGGCAGTGATGGCGTGTCCCAGCATGGTGCTGGCCACGGCGAATATCTCCGACGCATAGCGGCTGTCCACCTGCATGCCCAAGCTCATGAGATCGTCAAAGCTCTCTGATGCTCGGGCAGCGAGATCATCCATCTCACGATCCGAGGCTTCTAAGCCACGCACAGCAGGCAGCGCTGATTCGATCTTGTCCAGTGCCACCAGAGTCTCCGGCAGCACCGGCAAGTTGGCCTGGATGTCGTTGCCTGCTTCGGCTTCGTCGCTGTCGGGTTGATGCTCCAGGACGTCTCCGCTGCGGGGCATGTCGAACAAATCTTCCAATCTCTGGTTGGCAGGCAAGGTCATGCCTTATTTACCGTTTTTTACCGCCCCGGTGAAACAATGCGTCCTCGGTCAGCACCCGGAACTCCAGACCCACGCGCGCGCAATAGGCCTTTGCTGCGGCCCACTTGGCGTGATTGATGGCCACTATCATGCGATCGCGTTCGGTCATGCGTCCTTCGATCACGCTCTGCTTCCTGGGTTTGATCTCGATGATCTCAGCATGTTCGCGGCCATGCTGATCCCGATAACGCATGAATATGTCGGGCACATAGCTGGTGATCCGGCCAGTGAAGGGATGACGGTATTTCACCGAGATGGCTTCAGAAGCCCACTGCAGCACCGCGGGATTTTGGTCGCAAAACAAAAAAAAAAGAATGCTCCCAACCGCTGCGATATCTTGGGCTCCCGCGTCCCACGTACTTGTCGGGGTTCTCTAATCGGTACACGCCCTGGGCGAAGTTTGGCATATCATATCCTGGATTTTGATTTTATTCCCACGTACTTGATGTTCTTGTATAAGTCAAACTCAGCTTTTGGTATTTTTACGATCTTCTCTAGGCCTAGATCAAAAGCTGTCACGATGCCTTTTCTGGCCCTAGACATGGCACCGACCCATGCGGCTCTCTTGTCAGGATCCATGTTCAACTTGCTCAAAGATTGTTTCTTTTTGGTTGCTTCGGAGATTTTTGTACCAATCCTTGCCAGTCTTATATTATTGGCGTGTTCCGGTGACTTTGGTTTCTGCATGCGTTGCTTGGTCTCTTGGGATTTTTTGTTTCCTATCAAAGATCGTGATATGCGCAACTTATGTTCTTGGCTTAGTTTCTTGCCCTTGTGTTTCGCAGATATCTTGTCTCGAGTATCTTGTGAACAATGATTTTTTTTAAATCTTTTGCCACCAAACCGGCAGTTTTCATTGATCAGCAAAGGATCGTTCCAGTTTTCAAATATCAGTTGTTGTTCAAAATCATAAGCAGAATCACCTGTATCAAATTCTGCTATGATGACACAATCATATTCATCAAAAGATGATCTGACGACCTGGGATGATGTCTTGTACCTGAATATGTCAGTGGTAGAGGGCACGTTCAACGATACGTTTTGTTCTCGATAACCTATGTAATATCTACCGGTGATCCTATGCCGGCAGCAGTACACATAAGGCCTAGCCAAGGTAGAATGATACAAGATCATGGCAGCACGTTGCGGGCCGCCCAGACGTTGGGGGTGACTGCTGTGTTGATGCCCAGCAAGGTGCTGGGACTGCGTATGCCGTTGAGGAAATAGGCCAAGTTGACGGTGACCCGGATGCTGTCTGGTGCCCGTACCTGGTCCAGCACGGTCATGATGGGTGTGCCGGACTGCTGCGCCACGCGGAACAGAGCCGTGGTGAAGCTGAGGGCCGCGGCCCGGTTGCGGAACACGCTGGAGAGATAGCTGAACACAGCGTCATATTCCATGGCCGGCACGGTGACGCCGAAATCATCAAAACTGTCAAACACGCGCACCGTGGCGTCCAGCCGGGGATTGATCTGATTTACTGACGGCATCTAGCTGCCCCGATCAGGTGTGGGAAAGAACGGTGCCTGCAGGCGTTGTTGTATGCTCTGATTACCATTGGGCTGCGCGCGCACCTGTCCCGGCACTGAGTTCTGCAGCACGCCCCTGGCACCGGACAGGAGTTCTTCCTTGGCGATGCCGCGCAGATTGGCACCGCGGAAGGTGCCGTAGGTGGTACCGGCTTTTTGCACGGCCCCTATCACCCCGGCCACCGATCCTGACGACAGATCTTGGTAAATGCCCTGGCCAGCATCCAGCAATCCGCCCTGCCCCAGGATGCTGCGGGTACCGCCTGGACGGCTCAAGGGACTCTGCACCTGATCGTAGCTGTTGGGATCGGCGAAACCCCGCACGAAGGTGGCGGGCCTGTCTCCGCCTATGGCGCCCGAATAATACTTCACGGTCTCATAGCTGATGGTCATGGTGTTCTCCATGACACCACCGTCATCGCTGTAGTCATAGCTGTCATGGTTCCAGTCGGATATCATGGGGTTTATCAGCAGGTATTCCACGAACCGGTGCTGATTGAAGCCATAGATGGATATGTCCTGGAAGAAAGGTGGTTTGCCGCCGCGCCCAAAATCGTTGGCGACATCTTGGTAGGCTTCACCGATGTAACCCCAGTCGTTCATGCTGCGATTATCGTCATAGATGTCGCGGGCGTTGTAATCGAATCCCGCCTGCGAAGTCTGGTTGGCACCGCTGCTGCCATTGTTGTTGGGAACCCCGTTGTATTTCTGGCTGGGATCCTTGTAGTAGTAAGAGAAATAATTGTACCACAGGGTGCGCGTGAGATCACCGCCATCATCGTGGAACACCACGCGTATGGGCTGGTATTCGATCTTTTTTTGTATCACGCGCTTGCGATTGTACTGGTTCAGGGTCTCCACGTCCAGCCGATATTTGGGCAGCTCGATGTTCTTGACCAAGAGCCCGATGGTGCTCTGGTCTGGTTTCAGCACTGTGTTGAGCTGGGGGATCTGCGTGGTGTTGATGTTGAAATACACATGGAACAGGAACTTGAGGCGCGGTGAGTTCTCGTATCCATTGGTACGGAACGTCTTGGAGGCGTGGGTATAGTCCTTGAGATAGTCGTTGCCAAAGAACGTCTTGAGGAAATCCTGACCAAAAGCCATGCCAGGATTATCCGGTTATGACGTCGCCAGCCAGCCTCGCTACTTGCGCGCCCAGACCAGTGCCCAGGGGGGTCTGCAGGGCGTTGTCGAATCTCAAGGTCATCTGTATAGTGACTGCTGCGCTCTCGGCATAGTTGAGCTCGTTGTAGTTCACCGAGTTCACGTAGCAACCATACAGTTCCCAGGTCTCCAGCACCGTGGGTTCTGAGGCACCGTTGCCACCATCCAGGATCTCGCACTTGGTAACGAACTTGTAATCGATGCCGGCCGCGGCCGAAGCCTGCTCCATGAAATCCACTTGTTTCTGTAGTTGCTCGCCCACCAGCCGCGCCACCTGTCCACCAGCGTCGTCGCGCAGCTCCACCGTGACGGTTTCCCACTGGTGCTTGCCGGCCAGATACAATCGGCTGTTGTAGATGGGCACTTCGATCTCTTCGAAGCTGACCGAGGGGCGGGTGAAACTGATCACTTGCTTGGTGAGCTCGGTCCTGGGTGTGCTGACACCGAAGTTTTCAAATATGGCGCGGAAGCGATATTTGAGCTTGGGCATCAGCAGGCCTTGGTCGGTAGCGCTCTGGTCGCTGGCCAAAGGCACTGTCATTCTGGTCAGGCTTGAAACGGCCATGGTATGGTCCTCCTATATGCGATTATTTATGGTCTGGGCGCTGAAATCATTAAAGCAGTGGATTATTTTCATGGTTTCCAGATCCATCAGCATGGGGATATACTTGCTGCTTGTCGTCGCTGGCATCGCGCACGCCCCGTATCTCTATGATGGGCGGAGAGTAATGCTCCCATCGCTGCTGGCGCTGCTGCTGTCTGTCACGGAATTCTTGGCTCTGCCTCGGGCAGTTGTCCGGGATTGGTGACCCCGTAACGGTGCCACAAAGTATCCCGTCTCAGCACCTATAGCCGTGCGATCAACAAAAACAAAAAAGGCGGGATCCATGATCCCGCCTCGTATCTACCAATCTATCGCAGCGTCAGACTGAGCTAGAACTGGCTACTTGTCCTGCTGATATCTCACCGGTGTTCTTGATTCGCACTGGGATGTAAATAAATTCAACAGCCTTGACAGGCTCGATGGCTATATCCACATACAGTTCGTTGCGATCTATGCGAGCTGGAGTGTTATTCGTCAAATCACACACCACCAAGTAGTCATAAATGCCGCGCTTGGCGATGAGATCGTTCAGCAACCCAGTGATGGCGTTGGTGATCTCGTTGCGCGTGATCTGATCGTTGGGCTCAAACACGAAAGTGCTGCCGATCTCTTCCAGCCGGCCCCGCAAGAACGCCACCAAGCGCGCCACGTTGATGCGATCCAGCGCGCTGGGCAGACCCTGCGTGGTCTTGTTGCCGTAGTTGGTGATGCCCACGCCCGGCAAGAACGTGATAGGGTTGATGCGATTCTCGTACAGCACATCGCGCACGCCCTGCCCGGTGGCTATGGTCTCGAACTCGCCCGTGACAGCATTGATATAACCGATGCGATCAGCGTTGTCTACCACGCCGCGCCGCACGCCCGCGGGAGCCAACCATGGGAACGCCACGGCATCGCTGCGCACGATGGTGCGCAGCATCATGTGGCTGGGGGCCGTGACCACCAGGCTGCCGGTTAGATCAGTGGTCTGGCATGAGGGATAGAACACTCCCAGATAGGGATCCGCCACCACCAAGCCGCTCTCGCCGTCGATGCCACCTGTGGTGTTGTTGGCCCAGGCCAGGAGATCGGTGCCCTGTGGTCCCAGTCTCAAGGGCGTGTCGCCTATCACGAACGCGGTGTTGTTGCGCTCGTTGTTGAGTCGCACCATGTTGGTCATGAGCTCAGGGTACTGCGGGCAGGCCATGAGATTGAACTGTATTTGCTCTTCCCTCAGGGTAGCAGATGAGTCTATGGCGCTGCGCATGGCAGTGACTATGAGCTGTCGCTGCGCCAGGCGTCCCATGTAAGGGCTGCCATTGGTGCGATTGCCCACGGCCGTTACCCAGGCCTTGGTCACCAGCAGGCTCCAGAAAGCAGGATTGGTGGGCAGGTTGCCCGAGCCCGATGCCACGGCCACGTACACTTTGCCCTGGTACAGCACTTTGTCGCCGATCACGTAGTTGGCGGCGTTGCTGTAGGCATCTATGGCGAACCTGGTGGGCGTGAACCAGTCGGCTTCGAAACGCTTGATGTTGAATCCCGATCGGCGCGTGTTGAACAGCAGCATGCCGGTGGGATACAGCGCAGCGTCGGGCGCGCCCAGGTCCAGGTAGTTGCTGGTCAGCAGGCTCACGGTGGTGGGTATGTTGTCGGACACGGGATCAGTGGTGCCGTTGGGGGCCCAGCGCGCATCCGCGAACAGGATGCCGTTGCTGGTGGTCTGGTCAGTGTTGCTGATCTGCACCCACTGGTCAGTGCCCAGCACCGATTCCCAGCGATACAGCAGGGGATATGACTCGAGGTCCGTGGTATCCAGCCAGAGATCACCGTACACCAGGGGCGTGTCGTCGCTCTGCTGCGTGGGCGCCGTGGCCGAGATCAGCACGCCCGTGGGATCGGTCAGCGTGAGATCGTA